AAGTGAGCCAAGAATCATTGCTGGTCATTTTTGGTGGAGCTGTCGTTACCAGCTTGGCCGGATGCGTTGCGTTCCTGTTTGCGTTGTTCCAAAAAGGATACGACGACCTCAAGAAACGCAGCGAGGAATGCGAAGCAGATCGCGAGCAACTGTGGCGTGAACTTGCAAGCATCAAGCTTCGACTCGGAGAAATGGACTAAATGGACGCACTCGCGACCGAGCTACAAAAGCCAGAATACGCAGGGCTGAGCGATCAGGCAGCCGCTGACGTCATTAACGCCAAGATGGTCAGCAAGCGTGAGCTGGTCCCAACGTGGCTCGTTAAACAGCATGCGATTGAAAACGGCTACTTCGCCGCGATCAAGATCGCTTCCTGCGATACGACCATTCCGGTGCAGGTGCGTGGCCTATGTATTAGCGTCCTGGCTTGGATCGATGACCAAGCGGGAAAGATTCAATCGCTCGATATGGATCTCGCCTCGACGCATGCAATGGTTGCTGGCTTGATCGCAAGTGGCATCCTCACCCAGGCACAAGCGACATCGCTTGACCAGTTGGCTGATCATGATGTGCGATGGGTTGACGAGAACGGCATCGGCGAAGTCGGCATTGGGTTGGTAATCAACGCACGCAAACAAATTGGAGCAGCATAGTGGCCGACGTTAAAGCAAATTACCCAGCAGCGTCCGACGTAACGATCACGCTTGCATCTTTGGCGAGTGATACCAACCTGCTCGCTGGTCGAGAGTCAACAGCACTCGACAACTCGTCGAATTTGTACCTCGATTACCTTGTCAGCGGAAAAATCACGACTGGAACAAGTCCAACCACAGCACGTTCAATCCAGGTCTTTGCCGTAGGCTCCTGGGACGGAACAAACTGGCCGGATGTTTTCGATGGCACGGACTCCACCGAAACAATAACGAGTGCCAATCACAAAAACAGCATTTGTCGCTTCATCGCTGAAATGGCAACGGATGCAACAAGCGACCGCACCTACCACTTTGGACCAGTATCGCTTGCGTCAGCGTTCGGTGGCGTGATGCCAGTCAAGGTGGTTTTCTTCGTCGTGCATAACACAGCAGTCAATCTAAACAGCACCGCTGGAAACCATCAGATTCGCATCCAACCGTACTACGAAACGGTGACCTAATGATTAGTCGTTACGCTTCGCTACGACAAGGCTTGGTCGGTGCATGGTGCCCATCACTCGGTGCGAGTGGCTTTAGTTTGATTGACCGCAGCGGCTACAACCACGGCACACTCACGAACATGGACCCAGGCACGGACTGGGTTGCATCAGGTGGCAAAGGTGCGTTGGATTTCGATGGGGTGAATGATCAGGTTAATTTGGGTTCATCAGTGGTGTTGGATACTCGCAGCTTTACGATCAGCTTTTGGGCGGCTCAGACTGGCGGAGCGTCGGCGACGATGCCCATTGGGAACCGAAACACGACAAACTCCTACGTTTGGTTTCGCAGCGCAAACTACTTGCGCATGGCCTTTCCTGTAGGCATTGTTGAATTTACAAGCGTGACGAGTTTTGTTGGTTGGTCGCACTATATTTTGACTGGCAGAACATCCTCGTCGGGACTGTCCTCGATCGGTTTGAGCGTCAATTCAATTCCGCAATCGCCGATCAATGTTTCAGATTCGACGTTCACGGTCAATACTTTGGGTGCTGGGTACTCTGGAGCGTTTTGGTTTCTCGGCCAAATCGACGATGCCAGAATTTACACCCGTGCCCTAACACCACAAGAAATCCAACTACTCTACACCGGCGGGCGTGGCGTTGGTTTGATGCCAGAACGAATCAAGCACCGACGCAAAACAACCGCAGCAACAACCAATCGTCGCCGTCGAATCCTCATCGGAGCATCATCATAATGTGGGCAAAGCAATCGACCGCCGCGACATTGATCGTTGGTCCGATCCTCGATAGCACCGGAGCAGAGTACACCTCTGCCGTGATCGGAGACTTGTCTATCAGCAAGAATGGCGGCACTCTGACCGCAATGGCATCGGCAGCGACATTGACGCATGTTGCTAACGGCCAATACACGCTCGTGACGACTACGGGCAATCTTGACACGCTCGGCCGGGCTCAAATTACTTGCAATAAATCAACCTATCAGATGCCGACAGTCAACCTGATGGTGGTTCCAGCCAACGTCTACGATTCGATGGTTCTCGGAACTGATGCACTCGACGTATCGGCAATCCAGTTCGCTGGTCAAACAATTACGGCAGCGGCTGGCGTGACGTTCCCAACCACTGTTGCCTCGCCGACTAACATCACCGCAGGCACGATCACAACTGTAACTAGCGTAACCAATGCGGTTGTTCTACCATCCTCGGCCAGCATCAACATCACGGGCAATATCACAGGCAATCTCAGCGGTTCGGTGGGATCGGTGACGGGTGCTGTTGGTAGCGTAACCGCTGCGGTTACCGTCGGCACAATTAACGCCGACGTCATTACAGCATCTGCACTCGCAACGGATGCGGTAACGGAAATTGTCACAGGAGTTTACAACGCACTACCGAGCGGGGGATGGACAAACGGATCGTTTGGTGACAGATTTCTTGTAGCGGCATCAGCACAAAGGACAGTAAGCGTCACTGGCTCTAACCATGTAGCTGCTGACGTCCATGAGTTTCAAGCTGGAGTCATTACAGCGGCGGACTTTGCCGTAGACGCTATCGATGCGAATGCACTGGCACAAGACGCATCGGACAAGATTGCCGAAACGGTGCAAGACTTGCAGGTGTTGACTCGCCTCGACTCGATGATTGAAAGCGACGGTGCAGGTCAATTCCGATTCGATACGATTGCTCTTTCGATGGCGGCTGGAGGTGGAGGTGGCGGCACGGATTGGACTGCCAACGAACGCACGGCAATTAGGTCGATACTGGGATTCGATTCATCAGGAACTGTATCTCTTCCAACAGTTGGCGTGATGGATGCGATCAAGGACAAAACGGATCTGATCACATCTGACGGCATCAGTGTATTGGAGGATCGCGTCAATGAATCGACGATCACAATGCAGTACAACGAATCAACCACAGCAACCGTGAACCTTGACGAGAATACTACCTCGGCTACTTTGCAGTTTGTCGTCTCACGCCCTGATGGAACTGACATCCTCACAATCGCCAACGGATCAATCACTAGAACATCGACAAGTTTTACCATAACGATCACCACTGCTGTGACGGCAACGCTCGGCCAGTATCTATGGTCGCTTCGTGACATCACAGGTGGAGCGAATCGGGTCGTTACCAAGGGCGTGCTAACCGTTCAAAACGCAGCGAGCGTGTAGCATGAAGCTATGCAGATGCGGTGAAGTGGTTCAAGACAAATGCCCCAGGTGCTACAAGCCTAGCAAGCGGTTCGAGAACTTCTATACAAACGAACACAGGAAAGCGTCAGAACGCTACAGAGCAGAGCATCCGCTTTGCGAGTGCTGCATGATGCGATTCGGCGTGATGTCTGCAAATCCTTCGCGGGATATGCATCACATCGTGAAGATCGTAGATAATCGCGATATGAAAATGGATTCAAACAACTGGCTCGCGCTTTGCAGGGACTGTCACCAGGAAATCGAAGGCAACACGACCATCGGTTACAATGTGAAGCAATGGAGTCTAGCTAATTACAACGAGGTTATAAATGACAGGACGTAAACCGCTTGCATCGGCAGTGCATGAACAATCTGGTGCCTACGCTAAGAACCCACAGCGAAGGAACAAAAACGAACCTAAGCCATCACCAGGGTGGCCTGACATGCCTGAGATTGTAAAGCTTGATCAAAAGGCAGCAGAGTGCTGGGATCGAGTTTGTAAGAACCTCGACGATATGCGAGTCTTGACTAAGGCAGAACTAGACATCTTGACATGCTACTGCTTGGACTGGTCGCAGTTTTGCTGGTTGTGGGAAACCTGCAAAGAAGGCAACGTCGCATCTTACGACGACAAAGGTAAGGCGATTGTCTCACCGGCAGCAAATCAGATTCACAAGTATGCTGATCGATTGCTGAAGCGTCAGTCTGAACTAGGCTTGACTCCTAGTGCCAGGACAAGATTGCACGCTCCGCAAAAGGAAGAGGAAGACGAATTCCAGCAATGGATGAAGAGGGCGATGAACAGTGATAACTAGTGGTATTTCGGCAAAGATCGATGGATATGTAGCTGGAGTAATTTCTGGCGACATCATCGCATGCAAGCGAGTGACGCAAGCAGCACAGCGTTACCTCGATGATCTTGCGCGCCAAAACACCGACGAGTTTCCGTACTACTTTGATCGAAAATGGGCTACCCTTGTTTGCGAATTCTTTCCGTGCGTTCTAAAGCACTCCATCGGAGAATTTGCCGGTCGGCCGTTTGAACTCGAGCCGTGGCAAGCGTTTTGTATATGGAACATATTTGGCTGGAAGCGAGCATCGGACAACTCTCGCCGGTTCCGAAAGATTTATTGGTCTATGGGACGAAAGAACGGAAAGTCTAGCGTTGCTGCCGGATTGTGCCTATTTCTTGCATCTGGCGACATTGATCCAGCGACCGGAAAGCCTGAAGCAGTTGGTCAAATCCTTCTTGCTGCCACAAAGAAGGAGCAAGCAGCTGTGGTTTACGGCGAAGCTGAAAGAATGCGAGCGCAGTCGAACGCACTAAAAGGCATGTCTGGTGTCAAACACGAAACAATTACTTTTAATCACAGCGGAACTTATATTAAAAAAGTATCGTCAGATCGTCCCCTGGACGGCATGTCCCCCTACGTCACCATCATGGATGAGCTACACAGTTGGGGTCACCATCACCGCAAATTTTATGACACGATGGTAACTGGTTCTGCTGCACGAACTCAGCCATTGCAAATTATCGTTACCACCGCTGGCGCGGATGATTCGTATCTGTGGCTCGAGAACTACGACTACGCTTGCCAAGTATTGGACAGGAACTACAAAGACGAGTCACTGTTTGCGATCTGTTACGAACTTGATGTCGAAGACGATCCATCCGAGGAAAAGCTTTGGTACAAAGCAAATCCCAACATTGGCGTATCATGCTCGATGGATTACTTGCGCCAGCGATGGAACGAGGACAAACATACTGCTATCGGACGAAACCGATTCATGCGATACCATGGGAATCGCGTTGTGTCGTCGACGGAAAAAGCATTTGACTTGGCAGACTTCGACAAATGCCATGGCGAACTTTCGGACTGGTCGAAAGCTGACGCAGTTGGAGCTGGATGCGACTTAGGATCGAGAGACGACTTAGCAGCATACGGACTGTGCGCACGGTTCCCAATTGGCGAACAGGACGACGGAACACCAATCTATCGATATGAATTGAAGGTCAGGTGTTTTATCGCTGAGGATTGTAGGCGAGATCTATCTAGAAATCCTTTTGCGCAATGGATATACCAAGGGAAGCTTGAAGTACACAAGTATCCAATTGCTGAGTTGCAAAACAAGCTGATAGAGGATTGTCAGGAACTTGGCATCCGTCGCGTGGCATACGATCCTTACAATGGGCAGCAATTGTGCGAAAACCTCGAGCAAGAAGGAATCGAGGCAGCTCGCATGGCTCAGAACTCAACAAGCTTTAATGAGCCGATCCGCGATTTTATTCAGGCAATGAAGGACGGCAGGCTTCGCTTTGATGATAAAGAACTGTTACGTTGGGCAGCATCTAACGCTATTATTGTTAGGGACAATGCAGATCGCTGGATGTTTGATAAAAAAACATCGTCTGAACAGAAAAACAATGCTAAAATCGACCCGGTTGTAGCATCCGTTATGGCGTTCAGGATTTGTAGCAGAGAACAACACCGCGCAACTGGCTCGCTCTTAATAACGTAGGGAGATGAAATGAAGAGTATTTTTTACCAGTTGGCGAAATGGATGGGATTGTCCGAAGATGATGATTTCGCACAAAAGAAATATATTGGCATTGCTGATGCTCTTTCTTTGCCCCCTGTTTGGTACGCTCATAACCGAATTGTTGGTGATGTGGGTTTGTTGCCGTTAGACATTAAGAAGGCATCTGGAGAAGGCGCAGAAAACGACTACCGGCATCCTAGCTACAAGTTGTTCCGAGAAGCACCGAACAGCATGCAGTCGCCTTCGTTGTTTAAGGAGCAAGTAGCAAGCCATGCAATCATGTTTGGCAACGGTCGCGCAGCGATTGTTCGGGATCAGTCTGGAACTCCAGTTGAACTGATTCCGATCATGCCAGACAGGACCGTTACCGTTATCGTTGACGGCATCAAGTACCATGTAACAAAACCTGACATGGATTCCTACGAGAATCTAATGTACGACTTCTCAGTTAACACTGACAAGTATGTAATTCTTGAAGACAAGGATGTCTTGCACATCACCGGATTTAGCCACAACGGCGTGACCGGCATGGGCTTGCTAAACATCGGCCAGGATTTATTCAGCATTGGAAAGAGATCGCAAACCTACGTTGATACGCAACTAGGCAAGGGATTTCGAGGCAAGTTATTTATCGAAGCGCCTGCCGGGATGTTTCGCGAAGAGGCGAAGGCCAGGAAGTTCCTGCAACACTTCAACGAGACCGAAGCCGGTGCAGACAATGCCGGTAAGGCGGCGATGCTGCGAGAAGGAATGAAGGTCAACGCAGTAAGCGTGACGAACCAGGATTCGCAGTTTATCGAATTGCAAAAGTTTACTCGCCAAGATGTTGGGATGCTGTTTGGAATCGAAGCCATGCCCGGCGATCCAGATGGATCAAGCTACAACGGGCATGAGCAGAAAAACCTTGCTTATTTGGTTGCGCTGGATCGCTGGCTTGTCAAGTTTGAAGAGCAGTGCGACATGAAGTTGCTGACACAGTCGCAGAAAATCCGCAGAAGCCACTTCCACAAGTTTAACCGGGCATCGATCCACAGGACGGATTTACAGACTACCACAAGTTCGTTGGCGTTGCTTGTAACGCACAGAATCATGTCTCCAAACGAAGCTCGGGCGAAGCTGGACCTAAACCCTTACGAAGGTGGCGACGAGTTTGCCAACCCCGCAATCACTCCTGGGGCTCCGCAGCAAGACGAGTCTGAATCTGACGCATCGCCAGAAGAAGACGAATCAAGCGAAGATGATGCATCGGAAGATGCTCAGGAAGAGCAGACTCAAGCGTCAGCAATGGCAAGTCGCGCCGTTGAGGAAACCATCCGCAGTCTAATCAAGACCGAAGCGAATAACGCCATCGCAGGCGCGAAATCGAAGAACTTTGGCGTTTGGATCAATAAGAACTACCCGAAATGGGAATCGAAGCTTGCTGAAAAGCTTGAAGCATTGGGAATTGATCGCGATCTGGCAACAAAACATTGTCAAGAAAGCGTTGATGCTCTATGTAAGATAGCTGCAAAAGAAACAAGCAACCTGCCGACCGCTATTGCTGCCGAGGTTGCTGTTTGGACCGATAGGACATTCAACCTGATGGGAATCAATAAATGATCGCAATCAACAAGGCCAAGAACGAACTGTTTGTGGACGGAGTCATCGGAGCGGACTGGACTGGCGAAGGAGTCACCGCGATGTCCGTTTCCGATGCTCTTGAAAGCCTAGACGGCGGAAGAGCCACCGTGCGAATCAACTCTCCAGGTGGATCGGCCGACGAGGGGATAGCGATCTACAACACGCTGAAACGCTATCCTGGTGGCGTAGACACGATCAACGAGGCATTGGCGGCATCTGCTGCATCGGTTGTTTTCCTGGCTGGAGAAACGCGAACAATGTCTTCAGGATCTAGATTGATGATACATCGAGCATTGACCATTGAAATCGGGAACGCCGACAGGATGCGAAAAACTGCGGATGTCCTCGAGGAATACGACAAAGCTCTAATTGAAATATATTCGCAATACATCGATGACTCAGAGGAAGAAATCATGTCGTTGCTCTCGGCTGAGACATGGTATTCGGCAGAAAACGCAGTTTCAACAGGACTGGCTACCTCGAAGACTGAAAAGAAATCAAAAGCGAAGGCAGCAATGGCGGCATGGTTCAGGAATCCTCCAGAGGATATTGCAATTCAGTCGCACCGCAGAGACCTCGTAAAATCGAGGTTGGCGTTCGCAAACTTGACAACTGCCAAAAACAAATAATAATGCTTGAGCTTTGAGCAAAAGTCTCACGCAATTTTGTCGAGGATTTCAAGTCCGTGATTATTGGCTTGGTTCCTGACTGTGAATCGTTTTGTTTCGTTTCCCAGTCGGTTATCAGGCTATTTTTATGCCTGTGCCGATGTTTACACAGGATTTTGACATGAAATCTCCAATCGAACTGAGCAAGGAAATTCAAGCCTTGCAAGCTAAGGTCGAAGGCATCCAAGCACTTGCTGCCGAAGAAAGCCGCGATTTTACCGCTGAAGAAACCGCCGAAATCGATGGCATCATCGACAAGCAAATTCCAAAGCTTTCTGACGATCTCCGTCGCGCCGAGAAGGTGCAGAACTTTGTTGCCGCCAAGGTAGCAAAGATCGAATCGCCAGACGCAGACAAGCCACAAGCCAAGATCCCTGCACAGGCTCGCGCCTACCGCAAGCTTGAAGCTTTCAAGAACGAATACGATGCCTATTCATCCGGTCAGTTCGTTCTTGCAAACCTGTTTAACAACAGCAAAGCAAAGCAATTCTGTGCCGATAATGGCATCCGAAACGCAATGTCCACCGGCGACAATACCCTCGGCGGATTCCTGGTTCCAGAACCAATGGAAGCGGCAATCATCGAACTGCGAGAGCAATTCGGTGTTGCCCGTCAAAACAGTCGCGTTTGGCCGATGACTGACAGCGTAACCATCGTTCCTAAGCTTGCAGGCGAAGTGACTGGTTACTACGTTGGCGAAGGCTCAACGATCACCGCTTCGGATATGACTGTCCAACAAGTCAAGCTTGATGCCAAGAAACTGGCAGCAATGGTTGTCGTTTCTTCCGAGCTTTCCGAAGATTCGGTGATCAGCGTTGCCGAAATGGTGTCTCGCAGCGTTGCTTACACCATGGCAGTCAAGGAAGACGAAGCACTGTTCTTGGGAGACGGAACATCGACCTACGGTGGAATCGTTGGGCTAGCAGGGGCTTTAGCCGCTGGATCGCTGGTTACTGCAACCAGCAATCTGACGTTCAGTGCGTTGACCTTCGCAAACTTCGAGTCCGTTGTCGGTGCTTGCAAGATGTACAGCGGTATCCAACCGCGCTGGTATATCAGCAACGCTGGTTGGTCAGCATCCATGCAACGACTGGCAAATGCTGCTGGTGGCGTGACGATGGCTGAAATTGCTGGTGGCATGAGCCGAAGTTTTCTTGGTTACCCAGTTGTGGTTTCGCAAGTTCTCGAGTCGCGACTAACCGGGACAACTGGTCTGCGTGCTTGCTATTTTGGTGACCTGTCGATGGGATCCTACCTCGGAACCCGTCGCGGTATCTCGATTGCATTGGACTCAAGCCGATACTTTGAGCTTGACCAAGTAGCTATCAAGGCCACCCAACGATTCGACATCAGCGTGCATGATCGCGGAACCGCATCAGCATCTGGTGGAATCATCGGTCTCGTCTTCGGTTGATCCTAACCGCTTCCTCCGAGCGGTTCTGCTGCCGCTGGATTCGTCTGGCGGCAGCTTTTTGACTCACAACAAATTTCAAACAGGATTTTAAATATGAAAAATTTGCAATCTGTCAAGCGTAATGTGATGCTTGCACCAATTACCGCTGCGACCACTGCCAGGACTGCTAACCTCGATTGTGCTGGTGCAGACTATGCCACCATCGAGATCGTCCTCGGCGCAGAACTGAACACCAACAGCACTAACGTAGCTGTTCGGTTGCTTGAGTCTGACAACACAACTGCTTCCAACTTTGCTACGTTTAACTCGTCGTTCAACCGAACGCTCGACAACACGGCAGCAGTTGTGGTAGCGTTTAATGTCGATTTGAAGCCACGCAAGCGTTATTTGAGAATTGAGGTAACGCCCGACACGACCACCAACGGTGCTGTTCTTTCTGCGGTTGTCGGAAACCTCGATCTTGAGATCGTAAACAGCGCAAACAGCAGCAATGCTGACGTGGTTGTTGTTGGCTAGTCTTAAACTGCTCGGAGGAAGAGATGGTTAAGGAAAGTAAGCAAATTAAGGTCAAGGCGTTGATGACGGCACCTAGGTATGAAAATACTTGGTGTAGAAATCAAATTGAAGCAGTGCTGAAGCACATGAAAATTACGTTCGAGATTTCTCTCGGCGTATATTACGGTCAGTGCATGCAGATGATGATGGAAAGTTCCGTTGCAGAAACGGACTACCTAATCACCATCGATGGCGACACATGCTTTAAGCCAAGTCAATTGCAACGATTGCTAAACATCATTGTCCAAGAAGACATGGATGCTTTAGCAGGAATGCAAATTCGCAGGGGCAAGAAAGCAATGTTAGGTGCAATCCTTGGTGCGGATGCGACGACCTGCAAATGGTCTGGCTATCCGGTCAAGGTGGACACGGCGCACTTCGGGCTAACGGTGATAAACTCAAGGAAACTTGAGCAAGTCAAGAAGCCATGGTTTTTCTGTCAGCCTGACGATAAGGGACAATGGGGAGACGCTAAAATCGACTCCGATGTTTGGTTTTGGTTACAGTGGCAAAAGGCAGGTAACAGCGTGTTCATCGATCCAGATTGTCGACTTGGTCATGTCGAGGAGATGGTGACGATTTACAACGAAAACTACGAGCCTGTCCATATGTACCCGAAGGAATGGATTGAACACGATGTTGATACGACTTTTGAAGATGTGGCACCGCAAGGAGACGGCATCAGTTGTTGATGTCACTCCTGGTGTTGCTGACTATTTGATACGGGCAGGCATTGGTGAATGTTATGATGAAAATCCAAGCAGAACTAGTAACGGGGCCGACAGCGGAACCGTTGAGCCTGTCCGAGGTAAAAAAACATCTCGAGATCGCAACCAGCGATACGGTGCATGACACGCATTTATCGTCGCTGATCAGCGAAGCCAGAGAGCAATGGGAATCAGATACTGACTCGGTGACCTGCTACCAGACCTACAAAGTCAGGGTAGAAGGATTGCGAGACAAGTTCCGGTTGCCGAAAGGGCCAATCCAGTCAATCACATCGATCACTTACTTCGATGGCAACAACGCACAGCAAACATTGTCCACTTCGCTTTACCAATTGCACATCGACGAGTTCAGAATTGCCTACCAGCAAATCCTGCCGACGACATCAGCTCGATGGGATGCCTGGACAGTCAACTACCGATGTGGCTACTCCCAGGACGCAACGCTCGTTCCAGCTATCGCCAAGCGAGCCATGCTGCTGCTTGTCGGCCATTACTTTGAGAATCGCGACATGCTGATGAGTGACGCGATCCAGACCATGAAGCCATACGAGGCACTCGTAACGCGGTTCATGCGGAGCAACTACCCATGAGCGGCAGACCACGCGATCTCAAGGTTGGAGCGATGCGGCAGCGGTGTACTGTTCAGCAAGTCACCGAGACGCAGGACGATGCAGGCCAGCCAGTCGTCACTTGGTCGAATTATGTCGTCGATGAGCCTTGCCAGTTCATTCCGACAGGCGGAAACGAAACCATGCGAGGTCGCCAGCTTGAAGCAGGCACCAAAGCAATCTTTCGCGTCCGCTTTCGATCCGGCTACCAACCAGAGATGCGAATTGTTTACGGATCAACAAACTACGGTATTACCTACGTCAACCAAATCGATGGATTGCGTCGGTACATCGAATTGGTGTGCGTCACATGAGCATTGAAATCCAAATCAACATGGACTTGGTTCGAGCACTGGAGGCGATCGATATTCGCCTGCGATTCGGTCCGCTGGATCGTTGCTTGAAAGCCTACGGCCAGCCGATCGCCGACTACGCAAAGACCATTGCACCGAGCAGTCAGCAAACCGGCAGTCGCAAGAAATGGTCGGACAAGTACAAGCTCAACGCCGAGTACCAAAACGAATCGCGAAAGCATTACGGGGTGAAGGTGCTCAAAGCATCCGTCGGCGTGATTGTCGGAGCGAAGTGGACAAAGGGAAACAAGCAGCAATTTGTGCATCCGTCCAAGAAAGGCGACAGCTACAAGCGTCACGTTCTGTGGAACAAAAAAGTGGTGACGATCCGTTTTCCACGCGACGAGCAACCCATCGTAAAAGCTGTTCGCACCATGCAATCCGCCGCCGAAGCAGCATTCCGAACCCAACTAGAAAAAGAAATCAAGGAGCTGAAACTTGGCTAAAAACCTCCGCGTATCCACGCTCACCATTGCCAACGGTGCAACCGTCAGCAGCACGCTCACACTCGAAAACAACCGCGTTCCTTTGGCGGTCATCACTCCAGCAGCAATGACCGGATCGGCATTGACGTTCCAGGCTTCCGATGACGGCTCGACGTTCTATCCGATCTACAACGAGAGCAGCTCCTACAGCGTCACAATCGGAACATCAACCGCTCGGCACTACGCACTCGCACGGCAACCGATGGAAGGTGTGAAGTTCTTCCAGGTCGTCAGCGGATCGGCTGAGGGTGCATCACGAACCATCAAAATCATCAGCGGGGAATAGATGTCAGCGATTGGCGAGGCATTCCGAACAAAGCTACTTTCGTACGCGACGGTCTCAACCATCGTCGGTCAGCGAATGTACCCAGACGCGTTGAAGGTAAACGCTTCGATGCCTGCCATCGTCTATTACGTCATCAGCACAGAGCGAGATCATTTCGTCGGAGGATTGACCAAGGCCGCTCACGCACGAATCCAGATCGAATGCTACGCATCGACACGCACGGCAGCGTCTGCACTCTCGAAAGCGATTCGAGAGACAGGCGTCGACAGCTACCGCGGCACAACGAGCAACTACTACTTCGCTGGCGTCGAATTTGACTCCGGCGATGAGTACCTCCAAGAACCACCTACCGATGGAAACCAAGAACATCGGTACATTGTTTCTTTTGATCTCTTGGTGCATTACAAGGAGCCTTAGGCATGCCAGCACTCACCGTACCAGATACCGGACTCGGAGCCACCATCAGCGGCACCGGATTGATCACAACGCTAATCAAAAAGATCGGCGATTACAGCATCGGAACCGAGCAACTCGAAACGACCAGTCTATCGACGACTGGCATGAAGACGCTCCGTCCAAGCGATCTTCGCAACAACCCAGAATTGACAATTACATTTTACTGGACTGGTGCAGCACCTCCAATCACCACGGCAATGATTCCAACGGCGGAACCATACGCTGGCATCAGTGCCACCATCACCTACCCAGGAGCCGGTTCGCTCCAGGGGACCGTTTTTGTTAAGTCCGTCAAATTTCCATCCTGCGAGCAAGGCAAGATCATGGAAGGCGAATACACAATCGTCTTTGATGGTGCCACTGCTCCTTCCTTCACTGCGGCGTAATAACCAATGATCACTTTACAAAAGCATTTGGCAATCAATTTGCAAGGCGAGCAGATTGAAATCACACAATGGCAGATTCTCGACGATGGCGTTCTTATCGGCTATTTGCCGCACGCTGTCGATTCCGAGATTTTGCCATTGTCAAATTTTCCTTGGCACAAGACAGACGAAATCGTCGCTCAGTGCGTTGCACAGCGTCCAATCTTCTGTCCGAAGGAGTCCAAGGTAAATCCGCCACAGACGCACTTAAAGCAAGTCGTCGAGGCGATCAAGGCACAACTCGAAGAATCGGAGGACGACGATGAATAAGGACGATTTTCTTGCTTCGCTCGCCGAGCCATTACGTGAAAAGGTAATAGAGATCGCTGGTCGATCCTATCGCCTCCGCGAAATGACTGAGGAGCAAGGCACGCAGTACGAATTGATGATTCAGGACAAAGCTGGACGCTTCGACTTTTCCAGAGCACGCCGAGCCATGAT